TGAAAACCGCTGCGGAAACTTTCGAGAAAGCAGTAGAAGACCTAAAACAGAAAAACGTAGATCTTGAAGCCATTGTAAAAACACAGGGTGAAGCTCTTGTTTTACACGCTCAGAAAACAGGCGAGGCTTCACAGGATATTATGAGCATCTTTAAAGAAGCTTATGATGCCGCTGAAAAAGATGGTGAGCATTCTGTAAAAGAAAAGCTAACTATTGATATTAGCAAAGTAACTGCTTCTACAGACGTTATGACTGCAGGTGTTGTAAGTTCTGCTACATTACCTGCAGGTGGAGGTACACGGGCAGTAGACGCAAGTATAGCGGTTCTTAATGCACAAAACATCGGTTATGCTTCTTACCGTAAGCCATATTCCCCAATCATGGAGGTTGTAGACGTAATGCCGCTAACAGGAGAGAACTTACTTGTGGTAAATGAAACCGTAACAGGTGATGCTGCTGTAACAATTGAGGGTGCGCTTAAGCCGATTGTAAAAATTGTTTATACAACCCAAACAAGTACAGCCGCTTTTGTAGCTGCTGAATGGGCTACTACAACACAGCTAAGGAAGTTTTACCCCAACATTGCTAACAGGATGCAGGCTAAAATAGCTGAGCTTGTTATGGACAAAACACCCGCTTCGGTTCTTTCTGCTGTAGTTGCAGGCGGTACAGCTTTTACCGCTAATGCCGCCCTTGCTATTAACACAGACCCTAACAACTATGATGCACTTGGTGCTGTTATGGCTCAGCTGCAAAAACTGGGATACATACCAAATGCAATTATACTTAGCCCAGAAGCTTGGTATGCGATGGTACACACAAAAGCTGAAGATGGACACTACTCAGTTTGGAATGGAAACGCTATAAGCCTGGTGGGCAATGTAGGACTTAACTACATGGGTAGTTTTGTACGCTGGATTATTGACCCCACTATTGCTGCCGATAGGTTTATTGTAGGCGACTTTTTACAGTCTGTAAAAGTAGGCTTAGACAACGAACTTATGTACTTTGAAACTGACGGACGTACTGACGGTGTTGCTACTGTTGCCTCAGGAATTTCTCGTAACATTCGTACTCACGTTCTTGAACGTGCAGTAGCTACACTTATACCAACGCCTACGGCAACAGGTATAATCACAGACACTTTTGCTAACGTAAAAACACTTATAACCGCTGCATAATCATGGCTAAAGAAATAGAAATCTCAACAAAAAATGAAGCTGCAGGTTTAACCGCAGCTTACTATTCAGAACAGGCTAAGCAGTCAGTAAAAAACAGGACGGCAGGCGGAGATGATGTAAAAATAAGCCTTACTAACAAAACAAAAGTTAGGTTTACTAAAGACTTTGGTAAGCACCTAAAAGAGGGTGATGAAATGGCTATTTCAGACATGGCTTTGGCTATATATGAGAAAGCAGGTGTAATCGAAAAAATATAAATAAGCGATGCCAACAATAATCGACAAGTCAATTTTTCAGCTTGAATTAGCTATTCCTAACGCTCAGAATGTGCCGTCAATTGGCATCACTCCAACGAATCAGGATAAGCTTAATTTGGCTATAGAGAAGTACGAACGGTTATTGTTGGTAAATGCTTTGGGGATTACTCAGTACAACGAACTAAAAACAGCTTTAAGTGATACAAGTGGCAAGTGGCACGACCTGATTAATGGGGTTGACAACTTCGAGGGTCTTAAGCCAATAATAGCGAGGTACGTCTATGTTAACTTTCTTAAGTACGACCAGTCTGTATATGCTACCACAGGAATGGAACGGGCAAACGCTCAGAACGCCACTAATGTGTTGCATACTGAAAGGCTAATCGACTTTTGGAATACTTTTGTGTATATGTATCAGGGTTATAATAGCTGCTGCGTATGCCCTCCTAATGGCGTTAACAGGAATATGATAAGCTTGTATGAATATTTGGTTTCACGACCTGATGACTACAGTATTTCAAATTTCTGTATTTACCAAATTCAAAACGTACTTGGGCTATGATAAATGTACACGAGCAGTTGCTAACGGCTTTTAATTCATTGCCTTTAATAGAAGGTTTTAGCCCGAACTATAAGTGGGGAAATGAGGAACATTTAAACGTGTTAATGAAGTTGTATTACAACAACCCTGACGCTAATCCTTACCCCATCATTTACAATGTTACGAATGAATATAGCCACGATGCAAAACGCAACAACGCTACTGCCACATTGTCATTGCTTTTGGCTACCCGAAATGTGCAAAAAGATCTTATTAATAATGAGCGTTGGGCTACATCTTACAGGACTATTCTTTTTCCGCTTGCACAATCTATACAAACGCTTTTTAGCAGGAGTGAGATATTCAACTGGAGCAGCGAATATGACCTTTTTGAATTTCCTAACTATTCTCAGACAGCGAACGAAAATGCCACCATTGACATATGGGATGCCTTAAGGTTCGATACACAAATTACTATTAACAACAACTGTTTTAAACCTGTAAAATATTAAAACATGGGACTAATAAATGCAATTAATTGCGATAAATTAAATTTAGGGCTTGGGATTGTTAGCTGTGAGCAGCAACTTGGCGAGTTCGCTGTGCCTATACTTATCCGTAAGGGGTGGAGTATGGATGTTACAGATTTCCAGGCTTTAGACCAAGAGGGCTTTATGGCTCTTATACAGTCGGGCGTATGGCAACCAATACCAGGCTATACCGAGTTTATAAACAACACACCTGAGACTACCACGCAAGAATACAGCGGCGGTCAGATAAGGGCTGTAAGGAATGGTAAAGCACAATACCAATGGAACTACGACATGAGCTATGCCTTCCACAAGGCTCTGTATAGCAAAAACAGCAACAGTGCTTGGGATATTGGTATTATTACCGCTAACAATGTTTTGCTATTGGCTGGAGCGGCTAATGGAACACGTGTTAAAGGTATTACTGCGGGTATGGTGAATACAGGGACTTATACACCACGTGTAGGAGATACAAACGCTATTACGCCATTTATGGTGCAGCTTACAAATGAAGATGAGTTTAACACCCGCCTTATCACTTACAATAGCGATGTGGCCGAAGTTGACTTTCTTTCGTTCCGTCCGATTATTTCGGCAACTATTACCGGTACAGCAAGCGCAGCGAATGGTATTACTGTACAGGTTAACGCGGTTAACAACACCAGTTATGGTGTTCAGGGGCTTGTAGCGGCTAACTTCAGGGTTATAAACAACACTACCAATGCTGTTATTACAATAGCTACGGTTGTTGAAAGCACTGTAGTACCGGGGCAATACAAAATAACTACCACACCGTCGCTTACAAATGGTACTACAGTGCGTGTTGAGCTTTACGATGCCAGCGTCCCTGCACCTGTAGCTGTTGATGCTTTAGGATCGCTATACCAAGCGGTATCGGCAGCTATTACGGCAGCAGCAGTTATTATAGCTATATTCAGCATGCAATTTAACTCAATATTCGGTTAATATATGCCGACTAATGTTGAGTTATACACTCAGATAGATGAGCAGATAACAGATAAGACAACAGCAGCTTCTATTTCCCCTACTGACGTGGGGGAAAATATTAAAGCAGCCATAGAATACACGGATCAGGAAATAGCTTTGCTCGCGTCGGAAGTTACTGAGCAGATTGACGCGGCTGCTATTGGCATATGGCAGGATGCTGGAAACTGGGACGCTTCTGTCGGAACATTTCCTACATTAACAAATCAAGGCAGTGCTGTTGATGCTGGAAGCATATTTCAGGTAAGCGTAGCAGGTACTATGTCGGGAACGGGAAGTTTAGCAGTCTCGGCAGGCGAGAGCTTTAGGGCATTGATTGATAACCCTGGGCAGGTAGCGAATAACTGGCGCAAAGCTATTGTTATCTACAATCAAGCGACAACAAGTTTAGCAGGTATTGTTGAGTTAGCAACTGCTGGGGAAATGAATACAGGCACAAGCACATCGTTAGTGCCGCCTGTAAAATTAGTTAAAGATTATGTTGCTGATTCATTATCGGAGTTTACACCCCCACCTGCCGCTTCTTTGGTTTATAAAGCAAATCTTACGCAAACAAGCGGCGGAGGTATAACCGCAACTGAATTGGTTAACACATTAGGCACTACCATAGAGTATACTGTTCAATCAACAGGTTCTTATGGCATAACACCTGGTGATTTCGGAGATTACTCATGTTTTGTTTCAAATATAAGCGCAACAAAAACAGTAAAAGCTACTGGCTATATAACCGCGTTTAGCGGTTTGTTTAAGCAGTTTGATTTATCAGGAAATCCTGTATCGAATTTCACAGATGTATATATTGAAATACGACCCTTAAACTCATAATTTTATGAAATACGACAATGTAAGTTTTACCAAGGAGGCACATGCTGACTTCCTTGAATTGCCGAAATCAGAACAAATTTCGTACCTTGCTGCTAATTTAAGCCCATCGGGTGATACCGTACGGGCGCAGCAACTACTAAAAGGCGTTAAGCATGGCGATATCGGCAGCAGAGTGGATACGAAGAGCAGCGAAAATAAATCAGTCGGTACTACATCAAAAGGTAACGGAGCTGGTGGAGAGGGACTCAAATCGGGAGCTACGGAAAGCAAAGATTAACGAATTTGAATTTGGATACAGGCCATCTTACAAAAAGATAGGCAAGTACCGTAGTGATTCGTATGCCTTTATTAAAAACAATCAGAACCCCCTTGCAGGATATGGCTACGTTGACCTTATTCGCACGGGGGCTACCGTTAATAGCCTGTTTCCTATCCGTAGCGGTGCGCTGGGCTATAAGTTCGATAGCGGTAACGATTTATGGAATACGCTAACAGGTAAATATGGGCAGGACATACAAAGCCTTAACCAAAAAACATTCAACACCATACAGCGTGATATATATGCGCCTGATTTGGTGAAGTACATTAAAACATTGTTGTAACCATGCATAAACTCCTATCCCGATTACGCCGCCGTACCGTTACACCCAAGTCGCACATAATTTACTCAAACTGCGATATACCTGCTCGGCTATTCTTCAATAACCTAAGCGCCGGTGATTTGTCCGTATTGGGTACAGGTACTCAGGAAGAGTTGCAAAAAGCCTATTACAGCATACTTGACGAGTACTGCGAGCTGGATAATAACACCGCTTTTATAGAGGCGTTTAAGAAGGAGGAAATAATTAGCTTAATACAGTCGGATATAGCCACGCTTGAAACGGCATTATATGCGATAATTTACGTTGAATTGACTAAAGATGAACGGATATCCATTATAGACAAATTAAACGAGTGGAAGCCTCCTCACGCCGTTATAAAGTTTAATAAAGATAATCCCATACTCGACGAGGTATTGCGTGTAAAGAAAAGTGTGATAGGCGCGCTAAAAAACAGGCTTAACCAAGAAGTAAGCACCCGTAAAAAGCGTGTTGAAAAGGTTAAGCGCACATTTGAAGCCGACTGTGTGAGTATCGAGATAAGCCTACAGGTTAGTATAAACGATGATGTTACCCTTCGCAAATTTATTGAGTACAGCAAACAGGCTATTGAAAGGTCTAAACAATATAAAAAGTAAGCTATGGCAGCAAACACGAAGGAGTTTATAGATATATTAAGCCCGTCCGCATTATCAGACTTAGCAAAAGGCATAAAAAGCACAAAAGACCTGGTTAAAGAGATTAACAAGGCGGTTGTGGCGCAAGGTCAGCTTAATTCAGGCGGTAATAGCCCCTCCTCATCATCTGCTAACACAGCGGCTAATAATCGCGCACAGCAGCAGGCAAATGACCTGTTGCGCCAACAGATACGTCTGTTAAACACTATCGCTACTGCCACGCGTCAAACACAAGCAGCTAATGCGCAAAATACCGCATCCGTTGAACGCCAATCACAGGCGAGGGCTACAAATAATCAACGTACTGCTGAGGAAATAGTTAATCAAAGGCTGCTTGCGGCTAATGCGCAACGAGCCGCCGCCGCTAACTCAACATTCGCTAATTCATACGAACGCCTAAGCGCTCAACAAAACATATCTGCAAGGCGCGTACAAGATATTATATCGCGTGGGCGTACAGCTACACAAACACAACGCGAATATGATCGTGAGTTAAGGAATGCCCAAAACGAATTCAATAGGTTAAACCAGCGGGTTACGGCAGCGGACAGGGCTGTAGGGAGGTTCAATAGGAATGTGGGTAATTACCCTGCACAGGCAGCTATGGGGCTTAAAGACCTATTAGGTGCTTTTGGTGTTATCGGTGGTGTTGCTGCTTTTGCTGCTATAAGCAAGGATATATTCCAAACCACTAAAGAGATACAAGCCCTAAATTTCGCTACCCTTCAAATTACAGGCAGTACAGAAGCTTTTGGAGAAACGCAGCAGTTTCTTAGTAGAATATCTGAGGCTTACGGTATTGAGGTATTAGGATTAACGAGGTCTTACAATGGGTTCTTAGCTGCCTCGCAAAATGCTATTTCATCTGGGGCAATATCGGCAGGTCAAATACAAGACATTTTTGAGAGCGTTTCTAAGGCATCAGGCGCTATGGGTCTTAGTGTTGAACAACAGGAAGGGGCATTTTTAGCATTGCAACAAATGATCTCAAAAGGAAATGTTCAAGCTGAAGAAATACGCGGTCAGTTAGCAGAGAGGTTGCCGGGTGCATTTGGTATACTTGCAAAATCTATGGGCGTTACAGAGATAGAGTTAAATAAACTATTAAAGGACGGTAAGGTATTAGCGGCAGAAGTACTACCTGCTTTTGCAAAGGAATTAGAAAAAGCTTATGGTGTAGAGAATTTAGACCGCGTTGAGAATCTAACTGCATCAACTGTAAGGTTGAAAAATGAGTGGACTAACTTTATAGAAGTGCTATCTGAGGGCGCATTAACAAAAGCACTTACCTATATAGTATCTGAGTTTGCGCATGCCTTAGAAGGGCTTACATTCCTTTTTGAAAGTGCTGAACAAAGTGCTAAGGGGTTCAATAAAAGTTTATACAATGAAACTTTTCAAAAGCAAGTAAAAGTATATAAAGATTTAGGCGATGGCGCGGCAGAAGTAGCGGCGGCAAACACCGAATATAATAATGAAAAGTTAGCTCAATTAGCAGATGAACAAACTGCTTTAGAAGCCAATATTAAAGCTAACGAAAAACTTATAGAATCATTTTCGGGATGGGACAAGGTTACTCCAAGAGGTAGAGAAGCTATAAGCAGTTTAAAAGAACAGAAAAAACAATACCAAGAGCTTACTAATAATGTAACGCTATATACTGCTGAAAATGATGCCGCTGCTAAGTTTTTAAGAACGATGGCTAAGGCAGAGAATAAGGCGGGAACTGATAAAGCTAAAAGGCAAAAAGATGATATAGATTACCTAAAGGAAGTATATTTATTACAAAAACAGGCTACTGAAAACTGGATAGAAGAAGAAGCCCGTATAATGAATGACGAGGAAAAGAATTATGATAAGCGTTTAGAAGCTGCTAATAATTACTATTTCCAAAAGCAGGCACTTTTAGACTTAGAACTTGAAGAAGCTTTAAGGGTTGCTGATTTAGAATATAAAAATCAATCCGCACAGTATAAAAAATCAATAGCTGATGGCACCGCTACACTTCAGCAGCTTACTGGTTTAGAGTACCAGTATACCATTAAGAAGAAACGCATTAACGAGCAATATGAAAATGACAATTATAAATTACGTATTGAGAGCGCTAAGAAGCTACAGGGGGTATTGGATGGTATACAAGACCAGCAAAAACGAAACAATATAAACGAAGGTACTGTTACAGACTCTATAAGTACAGGTTCTTACTACTCAAAAATGATCGGTACAGAAAGTCTAAAAGGATTCGCTGAACTTGATAATCAATTAAAAAAACTTCAAGAGCAAGAGGCGGAACGTGAAAAAGGATTATTAAAAATTGACTTATACAGGGTACAGGCAACTAAGTCAAGACTTGAAATAGAGAATGAGGGGGGCAATAACAATGCAGCTATAGCCGACCTTAGAAAAGAAGAGCTTAGGTTACAAAACGAATTATTAGCCGTAGACAATAAGCGACTTGAAGCATTAGCAAATACAAAACGTGAATTGAAGGCCGCTACAGCAGAATACTTAAAAGAATTCACGGGTAAAAATTTTGATGAAACAGGGTTTAAATCTGTGATGAATTTAGTTGACCAAGTAAGCTATACTACTGCGGATGGTATTGAGAAAGTGGGCAGCAGCTTTGACAAGCTTTATGACCAGGCACAAACATTTGGAGAGAAATTCGCAGTTGTATTTAATACGGTTAGCAGCGTTGCATCTGAGGCATTAGACTTTGCTGCTAAGAACCAGCAAGCTAAATTCGACGCTCAATATGCTGCTTTAGAAAAACAGTATGAGCTTGACCAGGAGTTTAACGCTAAAGGGGAGGAGGCTAAGGCAGAATTGCAGAAACAGTATGATGAAAGGCGCAGGGAGATAAGGATAAAAGAGGCTAAGGCAGAAAAGGAGAACGCGATATTCAAAGCGATAATTAACACCGCTCAGGGTGTTACATCTGCACTTGCTACGGCTAATATACCGTTGTCAATTATAATAGCTGCTTTAGGTGCTGCACAGGTTGCGAGTATTGCCGGTCGCCAAATACCAGCTTACGAGTTTGGAACAGCTAACCACCCGGGTGGACTTGCTTGGGTGGGTGACGGCGGACGTGCTGAGATTATAAACCAGCCTAATAGTGGGTGGAGCGTATCGCCAAGTGTACCTACATTGATGAACTTAGAACGTGGCACACAGGTATTCCCTGATGCAAACGCCTTTAGACGTGAGATACCTGCCGTTGATGTACACGGGGGCAGACAGGCAACTGCCGCTGAAATAGGCATAGAAGTAGGCAAGCATATGCCTGCCTTAACCAGTATAGAACTAACTAAAAGCGGGTTCAATTCGTATGTGGTAAAAGGTTCGGCACGTGCTAAGTCTTATAACGACAGGATTAGCAGCGTGGGGCGAAAGTTTTCGTAAATAATAAAAGCCCTAAGTTACTATTATTCACTTAGGGCTTATTTGCGGTTGGCATCCCTGCCTAATATTTCCAACTATTTTTTTTAATCCGCTGGCTCAACTATTGGGGTTATTTCATGGTTATAGTTTTATTCATTTCTAAAATATCAAGTAGCATTTTTTTAGTATAGAACTCAAAGTCTATATTTTTAATGCCTTCTTTTTCTAACTCATTTCTTAGTTCAGGAATATAGCCTTTGTAATATTTTGTAGGCAGGTTGTTGTTTACTAATTTGTTATGGTTAGATATAGAAGTTACAATCTTTTGGCATTCCTCATACATTTCTATTTCTTCACAACACTCTAAAACACAAAGGACGGGCACGATGCCATATTTATACAGAAACCTTTTATAATCTTCTGATGTAGTTTTCCATTCTATAGGTGCTAACATCCTAATTTACTTTTTTCGTGTTCATACTGGGCTTTTATCTCTTTGATAGCAGCTGGGTTTCCGTTAGCATTTTGCACACTGTTTAGGTATTGTTGGTAAAGGTCATCAGCTTCTTGCTGGCAGTTGCTGCAGCTTGTCATAACGGAAAAGGCAGCGATTAGTAGTAGGTGTTTCATTGTTGTAGTTTTAGTTCATATTTTGTAAATTCGTATATGCAGTTTTGAAGCTCGTGTATGTATTTTAAAAATATTTTATCGCCATGAAAATCTAAATAACCACCATCTAATACATAGTAGATATTTTTGTGTTCATCCCCTGTAAATATATGCCCTTGAAATACATCCACATCTTCAAAATTAAATTTCACCAACCAATCCTCAGTAATAGGTATGCCGGTTACATCTTTATATTTACTACTCAATATTTTTGATACTTTAAGCAGTCTTGTTTTTACTGTTTTTTCTAATACACCGCATACTATTTCTACACGGTCAGATATTCCGAATATTAAATTACCTATTCTTAGTTCATTTGGCTGTATCATTGTATAGATTATTAGCGGTTAATATAGCGGCTTCGGTGGCTTCTCTACGTGATAAGGCTGCACCTATAAACTTATTGATGCTCCATTGAAATAACTTGCCATTAGTTGTTATACTAATATAAATGCCCACACTATCAAGCCATTCGATTATAAGGGCATTTAGGAACAATGGATATAAATATTCTACGCCAATAGAAGGAAGTCGGTGCATGTGACTGTTAGTTGCCCACGCCTCAAAATGTTCCTTTGCTTTTCCTGTTAGTATTTCGTTCATATTCCAGAAGTTTTTGTAAAATTAAGTAATCCGCAGGCGTGATAGGGTTAGTTAAGTTTTCGGCTATTTCCCCGTCCTTTGTTACAATATATAATCTTGTTAAAAATTTGGTAGTGTCAGAGAAATAAGCTTCATTTCTTTTAAAAATATACCCATTTAATATAGCTTCATCTTTTATATGAGATGCACATCTTACTAAATCTCCTGGTTTAAACATTGAATCAAGTTGATTCATGATTGCGTTTTTCATATAAATATTTTTTTTATCCAGTTAGGTATGCGGTCTAGGCTTTCAAGATATGCATCCTGCCTTTTCAGTTGCTCATTGGCGCGTGTTAGGGCTTTTGAGTTTTGCCTTAGCAATAATCTTGTTTCCTCTACATCACCAATAATGGCCTGAATATAATTTTTGAAATGATTAAGTTTAGCATCCAGCTCTTCGCTTTTAATATCGTGAGCAACGCTTATTTCCCTTACTATCTCAAAAGATATGCTAAGAGGATTGTGTTTAATATTTATCGGTATTTCTTTAAGTATGATGGTTACGGCTGGCTCTTTAATTTCTTTTAGCCTTATTACTTCTTCACGCTGTTTGCGTAAATTGTCATACTCGCTTACTGGGATGGTTACTGTGTTTATCATAGCTCTATAGTGCCTTTAGTTATGGGCCCGTTCATCCTATCGTAATCTATTAATAACCGTGTTTCAAGATTAAATATTTGAAAATATTCGTCCTCATTAGGGTATTTTTCTTTCCTTTCAGATATATAAATCTCAGCCGCTTCTAAAGTGTCAAAAGATTCAACAAAGTCATTCATGCCGCCTGTAGGGTAATAATGCTCAAAACTAAAAACTAAATATTTTTCCATAATAAAAAATGTTATAAATACAAAACCCGCATAATCCATAGCGTCTCACTTCTATTTCATATACGGGTCGTATAATATTTTTCAGTTGCTATAATGTGAGACGGCAACGGTACAAATGTATGCAAAAATAATTAGTGTGCAAATTAATGGCTATAAACTTTTAAGCTTTAACCAAGCCTTATGATGTTTTTTAAGCCTGTGTAAATCAGGTTCGGTTATTTCCGAAAGGCGCGTAAGGTTCATATTGTCCTCAAGGTCTTTTATTTTTATGTCAATAGCCCTCCAGTCTGAACCAATACGCTCTATATAGTTTTCGTAAGACTCATTGCCACGCTTAGTTAAAACATCAACAGTATCGGCTACAGTAGTTCCAAATATATCGGAAATAGCCTGTTTACTCCAATGGCTACAATCCTCTAATATATCATGCAAAAGGGCGCATATAAAAGTAGTTTCCTGGGTAAAACCCTCCGCAACCCTCCTTAAATGCTCTACATAAGGCTTACCCGCCTTGTCTTTTTTACCATCAAAAGCAACAGATATTAACTTTTGGGCTAATTCAATGTTTTTCATAAATACAATAAACCCCTAAAACACGACCGCCAAGTGCATGTAATAGGGGTTATTAGTTATACTTTAATCTTGGCGGATTTATAGCAAATATACTTATATTTGTCTTATGGTAAAGAATTATTTTCATTTTATCACTTTGGGTGAGCCGAACCCGATTGAGGTAAGCGAACCCTGGGGTAGTGATGCAGTAGGATTTTCACTAAAGCGCGATACAGGTCGTAAGGGTATCGATACCACCTTTGCGGGTAACGGCGAGGCTAATTTTACCATCCCTAACAGCGACGAGTACGGATTTGATAAGCTTCTGACGTGCTGGCTTAGGAAAGGCTACGAAATGAATGTAAAACACAGTATCGACTTCGGTACAGGTGGACTTACGGCTGTAGGTAATGTCGACGGCAAGACGTTTAAAACGGATCGGGTTAACGAAGCAAGCTTTACAGTAATACAGGATAGTGAACAGGCAGCATTTAAAAGGCGCTTTGATACGGCTGTGGATTTGCTTTCTGACAAAGATATAAAAGGCAACCCGATAACACCATGCCCAGTTACGAATGTGCTGCTTAAATCGCCGCCTGTTACGCTAAAAAGCAGTTGGAAGCTAACGGCAAGCAACTACATAATGTACCCGAATGGTAATACTATCCTAAACGGTTACTTCAATCCGCTACAGGTACAGGTTGACTACGATATAAAAGACAGCCTTACATGGCTAAGACCTGATGCGTATGTGAATGGCAGCAATGACCCCGCCGACTACACCATGCCGCCGCAAAACTTTAAGCTACTACGTGCCGCTAATAATTTAACCAACATACAGGCTTCGTTTAGGCTGCACATGAAAACAGAGTGGACGAATATAAACCCGCCGCCTGTAGCAATGCAGGTTATAGGGCGTTTTGCTGTGGGTGAGGGCGATGAAACGTTTAACGAATTTAGAACGCTTATTCAGAACGGCATCACATTCTACAACACCGGCGCGCTTACATCATCAAATCAAAGCTATGAGTATGACGGTACATTTGCGCTTACCCTTCCTAATATGCGTAGGGGACAGGTGCTATACATGGTTTGGCTACACGGTGCAGGTAGTGATATTGCATTATCTAAAAACACATTCTACGAGGCTAAGTTAGATATACAGGCAGCCGATACAGGTTACAGCACCGTTATACCAATGATACGCTTAGGCGATGCTATGAAGTACGCTTCTATGGCGGCAAGCGGGTTGACTTTGGACTGCCCGAGGTGGGAGTTTGGAGGCGAGTTCTACAACCAATTTATTACTACTCCATCGTTGATGCGTAAAAAGTACACCACTTTCAATATCACCAATAAGACTATATACGACGATAATATACGCCCGGAGGTAAACGGAGATTACATTATACAGCCCGATAGTAAAATATTCGTAGGCATATATCAGGACTTTTATAGGGACTTCCAATGCGCCGACTTTAAGCAGAGCGTGTTTGAGGGGTACGATAGTGGTAATGTAGAAGATGCGCCTAATATTTTTAATATAGCGTTCAAAGAATATGCATCATTAAAGGAAAATACAACTAATAATACAGGGCAGATAACAAGCGGCGAGGCTCAGTTTATAGTGCCTTCTGATTTTGTAGAGGACAATAAAGATGTTAGTATAGGATGGGTACGCGATGCTGTTTCAATCAGGAACTACCAGCAGGCAATATTCGAGCTTACAGGCGATGAAGTTAGCCAGGATGATGATAAGGTGGTTATTATTGATTGCGTGCCTAAGATTGGCTCTACTAAGTTTACAGAAACAAGCCAATTAAGGCATAAAGTTGATGCCGATGTTGACAATAAGCTAACATTAACGATTGCTACAGATGAGGGCGAAACATTTAGCTGGAGCGACTTAGGCATAAGCATTACGGATAACTTCAACATTCTTAACGGCGATAACACAGGGCAGTACACCGTGTTTAATATTGATGGGTTAGATATAGTGCTGCTTAAAGTAGGTGGTTTAGACCCCGTGGCAATATCAAGCCTTAACACCACCTACGAATACTTTGTAAACAGCAGCGTGCAGGTAATGAACCGAACTAATGAGGGTTTCACATCAATATCAGGCATAGACGACCCGACACGCGCGGTTAACTTAGATTGGACGGTACGCAGGATTATGGAGCGTTTCTACAAACAGGCTTTAGGCGATTATACTTTCTATGCCGATAATAAGACAATGAAGAATACTATCTACAAAAATAACCGCGCTGCAACAATTAACGGAATTCGAGAAGATTCGGACTTTACACCATCGACACCTATTTTAACGCCATTCACTCGCGACTTTACGGTGTTGGCAGAATTACCTGAGTTCTTCGATATGCAAAATAAGCTAAGGTATGAGCGTGGGTATGTGCGATGTTATGACCCTGATGGCTGGCCGGTCGATTTGTTTTTAAATGAGGCTAATTGGACTAACGTCAAACACGGGACTTTAGAAGGGCAAATCGTGCTTAAAGGACAGGAAATGTACAGGCAGTTCTTAGTGGATATAATCGCAATTGGTGGTGTAGTAATCTTTAATAATAACATTACCCCGTCTGCGTTTAGTTTCGCTGACAAGGGTGATGGATGGTTTGAATTTTTTGATGCGACCGGAAAAATCTTATTTAGCCGTGTGCAGTTTAACCGTGTGCGTATTAATGGAGGTAACGCGGCTGTGAGCGCTGAGGAATTGGGTGTGTGGCTTAGTCAGTATTCTCTGTAGCCTCGCGCTCGGTTACTATCCACCTACTATCATCTATATGGGAACATGGTGTATCATATAGGCAATGTATTTCGTTTCCTGTATATGGGTTTTTAATGCAAAATCCGTCCATACCCCAATACCCTATTACTCTATATTCTTGTCCTTTATGAAAAAAGTCATTATCTACAGGGCTAACCACCTTTAGCGGCTTGCCTGTTCCTTCAATGTGTATGTGTTTCATTTTGTCTTTCGTTTTCGTGTTGTTCAATTTGTTTCTTGTACTGCTTTTCTAAGTGGTGCCACCTGCCTTTGTGGTAGCCTATAAAGTAAGCCAAACCACCTGCCATTGCACCTACGTATAAGGAAACGAATGCAATTGTTTGAATTATTACTTTATCCATTACCTTAACAATTACCTCCTGCAACTGCAGACCATAGATGACCACCATATCTTACCTCTCCGTAACCTGGCGTTACCGGCTCGTCAAAACCCATGTGAGGATTGTAAATAGCATTAGGTCGCCATTTTACAGTGTATATCTGCCCCTGAAAGCGTATTACCGCCGATCCTGTCTGCACTCCCCATGTTCCCGACTGGCATAGTATCTGAATATCGGACGTGGTTTGGTAAGTGTAACCGGAATCGGTTGTAATTAAATACTGCTTGTTGTTACCGTTGTAAACGAACGCCACAATAAGGGCGAAAATTGTAATTAGTGTTTTCATTTTTAGTTTATTTTTTTAAGTTTAACCCAGCCGTATTCTATTTGCTGTTCAACAGTTATATCATGATATGGCAGGGCGTAACCTTTTGAGCGGAGGTAGTCTACCGTGCCTATAATGCCAGAAAACCAAATAACATCTTTATCAGTTTGACCCTGGATTATTTCATCAGCAATAGATTTACCCCATTCTAAAGAATCCTTATCATTATGTTTATCTTTAGGGTACATTATTTTAGCCACCTCAATAGCATCTTCATCTGTAATGGCTGATATAGGGGTTAGTTCAACTGCATCACCACAATCACCTATTCTATATAAAGAATCTAATGCTTCAGTGTCTATTTTATATCGCCCTGCCTGTTTATACTTTTCGTCGTGAAGTCCTTGTGTTCCATCGCCTATAATCACAGCCTCCTGAAAAAGGTGTAGCGCGAAGAAGCATGCTTTGTTTTCTAAATTATTTTCCATTGTTAATTGTACTTTATTAGTTTTAATAAAACTTTTTCTTTAACAGATTCAAAAATTTGCTTTGTAACTTCTTTGTGGGGTAATGTCATTTCGCCCCAATCAATATTTAAAGCATCGGTAAAATTAGCTCGTGTAACGGATAATGAAATTCCATCGTAATTAGAAACGATCCAGTATCTTTTAGAGTCTAATTTAATATATGTTTCACCATCTTTGTAGTATTTTGATTCCATTATCCTAATTCAAAAAGGTTAATATATTAGTTTTGTACATCTTTGCCATTCCTGTAACGGCACTTTGAAAGTCGCAGAATATAGAGTTAGCATTTAGAGTACGGAACTCATATGTATGCGTTTTAGGGTCGAATAGTAGCATCATAGCTCATATCTTTTTAAATATCGTTTAAACAATTTGTGAATGTGGGCATATTTTGATACCGGCACGCGAATAGCTAAAGTCCTGCTTTCTTCTCCGTACTTGTTAGTATTACCCGCGCCTGGTCTTTTGCCGCCGTGTGTGTGTTTAGTCATTGGTATCTAAATAGTCTAACATTTCCAGCATAGACGTGAATTTTACAGGCTGTGAGTTAACTGGGTGAAAAAACAGTACATTGTACTCAATTTCGCTGCTTACTATCGCTATATCAAAGCGGAATACTTTAGGATAGGCCGCACATAGGCTCTTTAACTGGTTTTCTAAATCTGTGAACATAATTTTATGCTTTTTAATATTACTTTGGGATGGTAACGGCATTGATGTCGTTACCATTATTTTTAAAGGCTTTCGCCTGATTGGGTTAGTATTTTTATTGCTCCGCTATCTTCGTTTAACATTAAATCAACTTCATGGCGTAAGCATTCCGGACGTGTTATTTTACCTTCTTTAAAAAGATCTATAGCAACAACTTCTTTAGCTTTTAAATAGTTAATATCATTATTAACTACCTCATAAGTTTCCTTTAAATGATTAAAATTCCCAAACACGCATACAGAACCATTATTTTCTGTTTTTGGAATAGCATACACAACATCTCTAAATATATCATGAAGGTAATTCCAACTGTCAGCACCAATATATTTTGTAAATAGATCAACGTTTTCTAAGTTTAATTTTGACACAAACAGTTTAGTTTGATCTGTGATTTCAAAATCTCCTTTTGCAATCTTGCCGCTATATTTTTTCATACTCATTATTTTTAAAGGGCGGCGTTAACCGCCCGTGGTTAGTTGTTAAATGATAGAAAGCCATTCTTTAAGTCTGTTATCCCATACGTAGCCTCCAAGTTCAGCGGCTTTATTTATTAAACTATAATAATGAATGGCAACAGGGTTTTCAAATGTATTACGCTGTATAAAAAATTCTTTCTCTGTTTTGATAAGACAAAATCTAACGCTGCATAACCTATTTTCGGTTATGTTTTTATTTTCTTTTTCTACCATTAAAAAAGGCATGTTGATTGGGCACTTCATAATCTTTATATTTTGTTGTTGTTATCTGAGTACAAATATACACCATTTATTTGAATACGCAAACGAAATCAAATATATTTTTACATTATTTTTTTTAGTGGTATATTCGCCTAATGAA